CAAATTGAATGTCTTTAATTTGAGAAAGCTGTACACCATCTGGCAATTTGGTTAACTCCGTAAACTGAAACAATCTCTCTCCCCTTACACCTTCAAGCAGCCAATTTATATACGTTTGTAAACGATCGATATTGATATTACCAGCCAAACTGGTCACAAGGTAATTGTTATTGAGGGCAAAATAAAAATGACCTTTGTACTGACTTTGATCGGGATGACCAGCATTAACCTGTGCCATTGTGATTGTTGGCTGATTAAACAACTCCTCACTTATTACACCGCCATTATCAGCTGGGATAATACGCAACATCATACCAAACATATAGGAGTTATTAGTTGACCATGTAAAGTTTGCCAACAAATCCCTGTCGGGGTCTTCGGCATTAAGGGGCATACGACGTTGAGCAACAATCGATTCTGGTGTCAGTACCTGCTGCAACAATCCCAATATGCCCGAATGAGGTTCGGTTAGGCTGGGGTTTTCTATCTTAAATGCTCGGAGAGTGAGCTTTTTCGGTGGTATTCGTGTCATAATAAGTATAATTTACATGTTGCAAAGTTAATCAAAAAAGTCAAAATAGCTAATCTCAAGAGCTTTTGTAAACGTGTTAAATGACAGATTTAGTATGTTTATTACTATGATTTTAATTTAATTGGTTATTAATTACTGCTTGAATACTCTGTTATTGGGCATTGGCAGATGTTGCATTGTCGGCATCGGGCTGCGGAGAATGTTTCTTTGTAGAAGCAGTCTTCGCAGGACCTAAACCCTCAGGATGAGAGGTGGAGGATTCGGGGTATTTGGCTTTGAGGGTGGCGAGTTCCTCGGTCATCGCACGGAGTTCGGACTGGAGGTGGTCGATTTTGGCATCTTTCTCATCAAGCTTCTCCATGAAACGCAATGATACAGTAGAGATGGTGGAGTCTCCGTCGTGTGGCAATAAATCAAATTGATTTATATTGTATGCCTCGATAAATTTATCAAGGAAGGTATCTGCAAGCCCCCTACTTCCATTTAATACGGAGTTAAGATACTGTGGCTTAATGTCTAAAGCTCTTGCTATATCAGCTTTAGACACCCCTTCATTAGCTAATCGTTCAACTTCTTTCTTGAACCATTTCTCTTTCAATGAGGCTATATTTTCCATTTATAACGCAAAAAGATTTATATTTTCTTGCATATATAAACCAAAATGGTTTACTTTGCTGCCGTTACCAAAAGAGGTAACGCTACAAATGTACAAAAGAAAATCAAATAATGATATATGAAGACAGTAATAATCAAAGAGTACGAATTGCCATTGAAACCGCCGGTAGGTTTTAAAAAGGTTGTGGCAAAAGCAGCCGGAGTAAGCGAGAAAACGGTGTATAACGCTATTGTCCGCGGACTGAGAGGTCCACAAAGTGACAAGGTGATACAGACTTATAAGGAGATATACGGGAAACCGGTGAATATGGAAGTAATAGATAAATAACCCTTTAAAATATAGAGAATGAAAAAACTGACACTGACCCAAGAAGATCCTGTGATTTTCGTAAGAGATACGAAAGAAGATGCGTGGCGTGACGCCAGTGCATACGTTGCAGAGCAAAGAGAGAAAAATATTGTGAGAGGCTATTCTGTAGCTTATGCGGTGATTGTCACTCCACTAAAGGTGGATAGCGAGGCAGTGATAAATAAGACGAAACGATAACTTTATAAATGGTATGGATAGAAACTCTACTCGGACTCTATTTGAGGAGTTTTATAAGGCGAAACATGGAAAGTATCCTTCCCGATTACAAATGTTTGTTTTTCGGCTGCTTGACATGGTCGATTCTGGTTGGTTTCCCTTGGCTTTAAGCATCCTATCGTTAGTGATATCATGCTTATCACTAACGATATCATTGAAATAATAACGGTCAAACGTTGAAGTTTTAGGTTCAAATAATTGTTGTATGCGGCCAAGGCTAAATTGGGCAAAGTGCAATCCCGTAAGGCTTGTATGCCAATGTCAGTAAGAGACATCACATTGTTGTCCTTGTCGTGTTGAATGTAACCAACGGTAACCAAATATTGAAAGTCTAAATTAAACTCAACAATATTGGTCTTGCGATACAAAGTTCTGTCGGTAGATTGCCCTGCGACATCCCAATAAAAATAGGGATCTTTTCCCGGGAACATGGCTATCACGTCTAAAATATGCGCTCTGGTTTTATATCTCTTGTAGTTACGAAGGGCATCCTTGACATTATTATTCATGACAATATACTTTTAGTTAGATGATGCTACAAATGTAGCGAAACTGTTCCGGTTCGGGATGAATAGGGATAGATTTTTCAACTGAAATTAAAGAAAAAAAGATATGGATAGAAAATTGACAGAAAAAGAAGTGGCGTTTCTGCAGGATTTGCGGGAACTGATGGCGAAGCACAGCGCCATGCTGTATTCGGAGGATGACCATGTGTGTTTCGATGTGGAATACTCCGGTGCGGATGATCCGGTGGAACCGCTCATGTTACCCGATGGTATTACCGTGTTTTACGATTTGGATGATTTCATTGAACAGAACTTTTAAACTTTACAAGATATGAAAACCTGGAGAACGATTCAGAAGATTGCCGTGGCCGTGGGCATGACCTATGGCATGTGGCTTGGAACCAATGTGGACGCAACGGATGCGGACAGCCGGAATGCGTTTGTAATCATCGTATTATCAGTCATCGTGGCTATTTCGATGTACACGCCGGATAAAGAGCAGGAAAAGAACCTTATATGATGGGGCGGCTTTCGCTCCGGTTCGATGCCGGAGCCTGGCGCAAGTTAAACAAGAAAAGTTTCTGATTATGGAAATGTTTGGAAAGACACTTTGTGTAACCTTCGAAGATTTGGTAGGAAGCGGTATCATGAGCAAGTCCAATTTTGACAAGCATGTCCGTGAACACAAGTTCCGGGTTCTGCAGAAAGGCGGTAACGGACGCAAGGTGTTCGTGGCATACGAAAGCCTGTCTGATGCACTTCGCTCTATAGTAGAAGAAAAATTACCTGATGCCAAAGAACAACTCAAAAAACAACAACTCCCCCCGATGGACGAACGATTGAAAAGCGACAGCAAAGCGGTAGAATTCTTCCGCACCTATACCCCTGCCATCAGCTACGACAAGCAGGTGGAATATGTATTGAACGCCAAGGTGCTCAATGCCATGGTAGCACAGGAAAAGAGCATGACAGCCCGGCACAATGCCAATGGTTTCAATCATAAAAAGTGGGTACGCGACACGGTTGTAGAGCTTTGCGAGAAGCTTCGCGAATGCCATGAGCACTCACTACCCCAAAGCAGACCTCGCCTGCTGGAGAAGTACAAAGCCTATAAAGAAGAGGGCTACCAAGTGCTTGTAAACGGTAATTCCGGCAACCAGGCAGCCCGCAAGATAGGGCCTAAAGAAGGTCGTCTGCTCATCAAGCTGAAACGCAGCGTATTCCCCGTCTATACCGACATGCAGATATTCAAGGAATACAACCGCCAAGCCGAAGAGAAAGGCTGGAAGACCATCGAATCTCCCCAGACCGTTATCAACTACCTCTATAAGACAGCCGTCAAACTGTGGTGGTATGGTGCCGTTCATGGCGAGATTGCCTTCAAGAACGAATTCATGCCACAGTTCGATACCAAGCTGCCCAAGATGCCCAATACCTTGTGGTATGGTGACGGTACGAAGCTCAACCTCTACTACAAGGCATACGATGCCAAGAACAAGCGTATGGTGGCACGCACCATCGACGTGTACGAGGTGATGGATGCCTGTACGGAAATGTTCCTGGGCTACAGCTTCGGTGCCGAGAACTTCGCCACCCAGTACGATGCCTACCGTATGGCCTTGGAGACCTGGAAGGTGAAACCCTACGAGATTGTGACCGACAACCAGGGCGGACACAAGAGGCCCGAGGCTAAAGCCTTCTTCAAATCCATCTGCCACCTGCACAAGACCACGATGCCCCACAACGGACAGTCCAAGAGCATAGAGAGTGCCTTCGGACGTTTCCAGATGCAGGTATTGCACAGACTGTACAACTTCACCGGGCAGAATATCACTGCCAAGAAGGAGAACAGCCACGCCAATATAGAGCTGATCATGAAGAATATCTCCCAACTCCCCACACTGGAGGAAGTGAAAGAGCAATACCTGGCGTGCCGCGAAGAGTGGAACCGCATGGAGCATCCCACTTCCGAAACCGGAATGACCCGCATGGAGATGTACACCACCCTCAACAGCCCCAATGCCGAGCCACTGGACGACTATGAGGTGCAGGAACTCTTCAAGCTCTTCTCCAAAGACAGCGTGAAGTACAACAAACATGGTTTTATCTTCGAACTCAACAAACGGGAGTACCGCTACATGGTGTATGGCGAAGACGGGCTGGTGGACATGAACTTCCACATGCGGCATGTAGGCGTCAGTTTCCACTACCGCTACGACCCGCAGGATATGAACGCCATCGAGCTGTGGGAAGTGGATGCCAAAGGCGGGCTGAAATACGCCGCCACCGCCACGCCTAAAGTACGCATTCATCGTGCCACCGCCGAGCGTACAGAAGAAGAGAGCGAACGACTCTTCGCCCAGATACATGCCAACAAGCGTGCACTGGCAGGACACTACATCGCCTGCGAAGAACTGTTGCTCGATGACTGCCAGGGCGAAGCCTATATCAAACTACGCACCCCCCGCCCTGTAGGTGTGTCCGAAAAGAAAATGGAGGCTTACCGTGACGAATACGAAGAAGAAACACTCACTGCTCCGGTAGAATATCCCGATGGTATGGGACCGGGCAATTACTTGCCCAACAACCAACTTGAGGAAGAAGAACCCGAAGAAGTGGGCATCGCCACTCCCGGCGAATACACCAAGCAAGTGTCCGGCATTACGGATGTGGACTTGTACGGAAGCTATCTGAATCAGAATTAAACAGTGTTCAACAATCAATAAAATACCATTCAAACGATGAAAGAATTAACCGTTAAAAACAAAGACGCCATCCGCGACGCTCTGATAGAGTATTGCGGCAACTACCCGTCGCAGAACCGTGCCAGCGAGAGCCTGAACGGTGTAAGTGCCGGTACCGTATCTCAAATCTGCAACTCAAAGTACGCCAATATCAGCGACGACATGTTCAGCCGCATCGCCTCGCAGATAGGCTATAGCATGGAGAGCTGGACGCTGACCGAGAGCGAAGCCTTCAGCCGCATGACCTTTGCCATGACCGACGCGCAGAACAATAAACTCACCACTTGGGTGGTGGGCGATGCAGGTTGTGGAAAGACCACTGCCGCCATCGAGTACCGCCGCACGCATAAGAACGTATTCTACATCCTTTGCAGTGAAGACATGAAGAAGAGCGACTTCGTGCGCGAGATAGCCAAGCAGGTGGGTGCACCTACCGACGGCACCAACTTGCGCGATATGCTGGAATATGCCATTAGCATGATTGCCTTTCTTAATAACCCGCTTATCATCTTCGACGAGGGCGATAAACTGACGGACAGTGTGTTCAGCTACTTCATATCCATCTATAACCGGCTGGAAAACAAAAGCGGCATCATTTTCCTTTCTACCGACTACATCAAGCGCCGGGTAGAGAACGGGCTGCGCTACAATAAAAAAGGCTACAAAGAGATCAACAGCCGCATCGGTCGCAAGTTCTACGATATCAATGTAGCTACGGAGCAGGATGTGTACGCCATCTGCATGGCTAACGGACTGACAAACCCCGCAGACATCAAATGCGTGCAGAAAGAGGCGGCACAGGGTGAGTACGATCTTCGTAGGGTACGCCGCGTAGTACATGCCTGCAAGCGCATTCAGGAAGCCAGACGAATGAAAGGAGGGCAGGCATGAGTGAGGTGGTGAATGATGCCAAAACCTTTGCCCGCAACGCCAAAGGGGTGCGTGAGGTGTTGAGCATGAAATTCGACACTTTCCCTTTCAGCGGCGCATGGTACGATGCCTTTGGCACGCCCGAACGTCGGGGGATATGGATAATCTGGGGGAATACCGGCAGCGGAAAGACCTCTTTCGTGATGCAGTTGTGCAAGGAACTGTGCAAGTATGGCCGCGTGGCATACGACAGTCTGGAAGAAGGTGCTTGCCTCACGATGCAGAATTCCCTGAAGCGCTTCAACATGCAGGAGGTGAACGGAAAGTTCCTGCTGCTCGATGTTGAACCGATAGACCAGTTGTGCCTGAGAATGAAGCGTCAGAAGTCTCCCGACTTCGTGGTAATAGACAGCCTTCAATATACCCAACTGACCTATGCCCAGTTCATCAAGATCAAGGAGGCGTACCGTAATAAGCTGATTATTTTCATCAGCCACGCCAGCGGTACGAATCCGGACGGACGTGTCGCAAAGAAGGTGGCATTTGATGCCGCGCTGAAAATATACGTGGAAGGGAAGCGGGCTTTCAGCAAAGGACGGTTTATCGGTCCGGTGGGTCACTTCGATGTGTGGCCGGAAGAGGCAGCAGCATATTACGGAGAGGATGTAAGGGATTTATAATTTCAAATTTATGATTTATGAGAACAACCGACAACAAACCCGTCACCCCCGCGCAGCTCAAGGCCCTGCACGTCACCTTCCACAAGCTGGGCATGGACGACGACGCGCGTCACGAGTGCATCGCCTCCTTCACTTCCGGCAGGACGGCAAGCAGCAAGTATCTCACCATGACCGAGGCCCGGCTGCTGCTTTCCCGCTTGAACCAGGATGATGAGCAGGTGCGCAAGATGATGCTGGCAGAGGCACGGACATTATGCCGTTCCATCTACTATCTGGCTTCGCAGATATCGTTCCTGAACAAGGATTTTCCCTCCGACACCGAGGAAGACCGGCAGATGAACAAGGCGAAGATAGACGTATGGGCACGCAGCCGCAGCCGGTTCCGTAAGAACATCCGGCAGATGAATGTGGGAGAACTCCGGGAGGTGAAGAAGCAACTGGAGGCGATAGCACGGAAGGAGAATGGCAAGGCAAATTAAAGAATGAATAATTAAAGAATGAAAAGCGATATGAGAACGAAACAGGAAATCAGGCAGGCAGTGGCGATACTCCGTCACAAAGGCGACCGCATCAGCATGCTTCAGGCAGCTACGCTGGAGGAAGGCAGAAACGAGGCGTGGGTATTCGCCACTTATGTGACTTCTGTTCCCGAAGGAGCCAAGGATGAAGCCGCATTCTTTGCCGCCCGCGACGCCGCCCGGTTTGCCGCCGGGCACATCGGGCTGGAGGAGCTGATACCGGACGTGCAGAGCATGACGGCGGCGGACTTCGCGGCGGCAGGAGCACTGGGAACGATGGATGAGCCGAAGCGGAAGAGAGAGAAACAGACAGTCAGCGTGCAGGAATTCGAGGCCCTAAAACGCAAGGTCAGGCAACTGGAAGGCTTCGTGGAGGACTTGCTGAAAGAACGCCGTCAGCGTGCCGAATATCAGAAGCTGCCGGACACCAACCGTGCCGACTTCATCGGCCAGAAGGAAGCGACGGAACTTGTGGGATGCAGTCGTGAAACGCTGAATGCCTGGCAACGTAAAGGCTTTATCACCGGTTATCGCAAGGCGGGGCTGGTCTATTACAGCAAAAGTGAGCTTGCGGCCAGTTCCGTTGTGCAGAACTTCATCAATATAAAAGATAGGAGGAAATAAGTATGAAAGACCGCAGCACCGGCTACATGCCCCGAAACTACACCTCCGACCGCAGGGAACGCCACAGCCTGCTTGCCGTACAGCTCGAGGCCAGCGCCGACCGCATCTGCGACCTGCAGGACCGCTTGATGGCGGGCACTTCCGCCCTGAAACCGATAGAGTACGACCGCCTGCTTGATGACTACCGTGCCGAACTCGTCCGCTACGACCGCATCGACCGGGAACTGGTGGAGCTCGAGGCGCCCACAAAGACCAAGGAGTACATCGAAGGGCGGCGTATATACCAGCAGTACAAGAACAAGATAAATTATTAACCCTATAAAACGATAAGGATTATGGCAAGAACCAAGAAAACATTAGTCAGCGGCGTCAGCCGCGAGCAGGCCGAGCAGGCGTTCGCCGACTTTGCGGCAGCCGATGCCCAAGTACAGAACCTGACCTCCAAGATGGACATCGAGATGACCCGTGTCCGCGAAAAGTATGCCGGACGGCTGGCCGAACTCTCCGACGTGAAGGACGGAGCCTTTGAAATCATGCAGGCGTATGCCGTGGAGAACAAGGAAGAACTGTTCGCCAGGAAGAAGAGTGTGGAATCAGCCCACGGCGTGTTCGGTTTCCGCACCGGCACACCGAAGCTGAAGAACCTGAAGGGCTTCACCTGGGCGGCGGTGACCAACCTCTGCAAGGAGCTTCTCCCCTCGTACATCCGCACATCGGAGGAACTGGCGAAGGACAAGCTGCTGGCCGACCGCGAACTGCCCGAAGTGGCGGAGTACTTCCCCAAGATAGGCGTGCAGGTGGTGCAGGACGAGACGTTCTATGTGGAACCCAAGAAAGAGAACGATGCAGCTCCGCAGTGACATGAAAGAGATACACCGCTGGTACCGATACCGTCCGTGCGGCAGATGCTGGGCGGTGTATCTCGATGTCACTTACCGCCAGGGTGACAGTTTCCCTCCGAAGATATCGACACACGGGACAAAGGTGGGGGAATGTCTGACCAGGGAAGAGGCGCGGCGGGAGGTGTACAGACTGAACGGTTGGACCTATAAAGAAAGGGAAGCATGAGCGTGAAACAGAACGGGGTGCTGATAACTGCACCCCTCTTCGGAACGGGACGGGAAACCGTGGGCGAGTTCCCGGGTTATTCTTGCGGTTATTGCCAGGGCAACGGCTGGTTCTGGAATCCGGAAGTCATCAACGAACGTGTGAAGATGCCTTGCCCGAAATGTGGCGGTACCGGGAAGGTGAAGGGTATCGTTACGGTGGAATGGGTGCCGGACGGGGAAGTGAAGGCCTGCTTCAAAGAGAATTCAAACAATGTTTAAATTCTGATACAGACCATGCAGTGTATTTCCGTGAAATACATCGTCCAGATAGACAATTTCCGCGTAGCGGATTTCATCTTCTACTGGAACTATTACGAACAGCCGTGCTCCCTGCTCCTGCAGAAGCCCAAGACGGAAGGACTCACCGCCATCCGTCTGGTGGTGGACAGCGACGAGGCGGCAAGTTTTCTGTACAGGGCAAAGGAGAAGACGGGGTGCAGGCTGTATCAAGTGGATTAAAAAGGAAAGATATCATGGAACAAGATATTATAGAACAATTTACTCAGTTATCCACACCCGTACAATGCACTGGCATTGTATGCGCTACAATAATATGCATAGCGGTATTGGTGTATTTTTATAAGTTGTTTAACTCTTAACTAAATAGATATGAGCAGAATGTATTTAGGCGATATTCCCTGTTCCGGTTGCGGAAAGACAGGTAAGGAAAGCCGAAGACCCACGAAAGATAGTATATGCTATCAGTGCATGGATGATTTGAACAAATATCGGAAAATTCTCGAACGGAATGCCGGAAATAAAGATACTTATGTGGAATTTGATGTTATTGCGCACGAGATAAGATATACTGCTGACGACAACTATAATAATCTCATCGGTGCATTAAAACAACTATTTATTTCTCTGGACACTCCTGAAGCTGATAAACGGTCAACTGCAACTCCTAAAGTGTGTCATGGTAATTATTACAATAACGCCTTTAGAATTCAGCGTGAGTATAGCTATTCTTATAAAGGTGAAACCATGTGGGGGGAAGGTGCTTTTATTATCAGAGAGGATATTGCTATTAATTTAGATTCTTTGATGACAGCTTTAGAGAACTACTCTCATGGAGTATATCTTCAAGGTAAAAAAGATGGTGGAAACCTTCTGAAAAGTCTTGGAGCACAGGAAATATCACCAGATGAATTTGTAGAGCGAATTAATAGGGAAAAATACAAATAGCGTATAACTAAATATTAAGGAGCTAATTTAATATTAGCTCCTTAATAAATTACAGTTAGTAACTTACAGAACTTTCTACCGTTGTAGCCTCAATACCATTTGCTCTTTTATATGATCCAATAGCTGACATTACGGCTGTTTTAACTAATCCTTTATCATGGAAACTATGAGGATAACTAATATTGGTAGTAAACGAATAGCTTCTACCTCCTGCTGTAAACGAAATTGTGTAAGAATACATAATATTAAATTATTAAATTATAGCAATATTGCTTATAAGCATAAAACAAGAAGTATGCTAATAAAAAAATTACTGCCAATCTGACACAAAAAGTGCATTATTAACATTTTTCATGCCTTAAAATAAGAATATAAGCCTTGGACGGGCTTTGTAAAATCATTATATATTATGACATTTGAACAAGAAGTTGTAGAAAACAAAAGATTGCGCCAAGAAATTGATGCTAAGATTCAAGAAGTAAAAAATCTTCCGGTAAGTAGAGAACGTAGTCTTACCATTACGAAACTGCAAGAAGCTGTTATGTGGCTCGGCATGGATTTGAAACGTTTGGGCACTGCTAATCCTTACCCATCAAGCAAAGATCCTTCAACGGGCGCAGTGATAGAACCAACCGCTGACGGATTGAAATTATGATTACTCAAAAATATAATGACTAATAACTTGATAAAAATTGTATATTTGTGGCAGTAAAAGTATGTTCAACTAAAAATTAGGGAGGATATGAAGAAAGTCAAGAATGGTCATAGTGTGAAAGAAATTAAGGATGTGCTCTATCAATTGTTTCAAGAGAACAACCTGGGACTTGTTTATATTGATGAAGCTGGTGAATTACAAGCAGATACAATAAGGGTATTTGTAAACGATGTATTGGATGGGAAAATAGAATATGATGGTAGGGTGAAAACATGCTGACATGATAATTTAAAGAAAGCCGCTGCGGTCCTTCCGTCAGCGGCTTTCTTTTTGTTCTTCTGTCCAAGAGCCTCATTCTCCCGGCTCTCCCAGCAGCTCCACTATCGCCTCATGTTGCAGCGGCGTCAATGCCCGTTGTCGGGGTTGGTAATGCAGTTTCTCCAGCCGGGTTTGCAGCTCCGGATTCAGTTTTATCCAGCGGTGCAGTTGCGCTGATGCGCTGCGGGGAGTGGAGCGGGGGAAGTAGGCTTGTGCCAGGTCACTCATGTAGATTGCGTTCAACATTTTATTTACGATTTAACGATTTACCATTTACTATTTAAAGCCACCCTGCGGCGGCATAAAAAACTACCCGTAGGTAACCGGTCGGCTACTTACGGGTAGTTGGTCATTTACTACGGGGTAGTCTGTGAACTACTACGGGGTGGTTCCTTAGCCCAGCGGGTTCTCCCCCTGGTCGCCGTCGTTGCCTCCCCCGGTGTTTCCTCCTCCGGTGTTGTCGTCATCGGGCAGGGGTGCTTCGCCCTTCTTGGCCACGCGCTTGAAGGTAAGCCCGCCGTTGCCCGCACGGGTGGCAGCCTTCACGGGCTTGCCGGGGCGGAACTGGACGGTGGCTTCGGTGATGTTGGCGCTGGTGAACTTCTTCTCGGTTTCGGCGCCGGTGCTGCACAGCTGCAGCTGGAAGGAGCCGAAGTTCTCCAGGCGTACAATCTTGCCTGCCGACAGGTGCCGGTTCACCTGCTTGATGAGGGCGCGGATGGCGTTCAGCACGTCACCGTCCGTCAGGGAGGTGGCGTAGGAGATGTCTTCGGCCATTTCGTCCATGGTCACTTCGCCGCTGGCCTGCGCCTTGGCGTAATATTTCTTGGGGGCGGTTTCATCGCCCGGTTTTGTGCTCATCAGAGCAAGGGAATAGTTTACCATACTTCGTGAATTAAAGAATTAATAATGAAAGAATGAAAGCTGCGCGGAGAGGCGGCTTCATTCCGTTTGTTGCGTCTGTTCGCGAAAAAGACGCGGCAAAGATGGGCGAAACGGGCTATTCCGTGTTGTGGTATGCGCTTTCCGGGCGTATTAGTTGCATAAATGTGCGTTTATAATTATTTTTGTAGCAGGTAATCAGGCAGTTCAGGGTAATCAATTCTAAGTTTTCAGGGGTCATATGAAGAAAAACCGGTCAAAGATTGTAGGATGCAGCTACGCATTCAGGGTGGAGGACATTGTGCGCATCTACGATGAACATTCCCGCAGCGGCCTTTCCAACCGCGAGATCCTGCGCCGCTACATCTGGCCCAAGTACCACATCTGCGAGAAGACCTTCTACAACATCATCAACGCCAGTGCCGACCCCAAGGTCATACGCCGCCAGGAAGAGATGCGTTCGCAGCTGTCACTTTTTTGAATATCCGTTTATCCTCTGTCCATTACTTTGCATGTAAAGTCTGTGACATCCTCCACAAGTTCCTCATGGTTGTGGTTCGTACTGCTTCCGGTACGCCGGAACAGACTGAAGGACGTGCTGCCGTCGTCTCCGGAGAGGTTGAAAAGATGCCGGTCCATGCGGTCCAGCAGGTCGAAACGTTCCAGTGTCTGCCGTTGGAAGCCGCTACCTTCGCGGGCGCTTCCTTTCCAGGGTGTGACGATATGAAGACGTAGGGTCACGTCTGCCGTCTGTGTCCCGCCTCCCGCCCATTTTACGGGTCGGAACTCAATGAAGACGGCAGGGACGTCGAAAGGATCTTCCTGCTCCAGGAATGAAATCTGTTCGTTCCATAGGTCGAACGTTCTGATGACGGGCCGGCCGTCCCGGTCTGTGAGTCGTTTCAGCCGTTCTATGAGGCTGAGGTAAAGGAATCTTCTCATGTCTGAAATATTTTGTTGCTATTTTCTTCCGCTATTTCCCGGATGATGCGCTCCACCTCCGGATGCATGCCGATGAACCGTCGGCGTGGTATGACTATCTTGCTTCCTGCCCGCTTCAATGCCATGCGTTTGCAGAAAAGCGCCTCTTCCGTGGGTTTACGCCGATAATTATCCGTCAGTTGCCTATACAAATACCAGAAGTGCCCCTTCATCCGTTTGGTAACGGTAATGGCACCGCCCTCGTTGTGGATGGCGGCATACGGCAGGTCGCTGCTGAATACCACACTGTGGGCGGTAGTCTCCGTTTTGATACTTCTGCGCAAAGCTCCGGTGCGTATCAGTAATCCCCGGCTTTCGTCGTCATTGTATTTCCTTCGTGCCCAACGCTCGTTGAAGAAGGCCTCGCGCTCAAAGTTGCGGTCGAACTCTTCGCCTATTTCCGTTCCGATATCCTTCAGCGTAAGGCTGATGAAGTGCTTCACCTTCCGTTCTAGCTCCTTGGTTATGTCTGAATTTTGGGGCATAATGTTTGTTTATTAAAGAATTAACTGTATCTTTGTGGCACTGAAGGGAGTAATTTAAAAATGTGGCCTCGGATTGCAGTTCCAAGGATGCTATTTTCAAATTACTCTCTTCTTTTTGTAATGTATTGCAGTATATCTTCACTATCCGAAATGCTGTGCAGTTTTACCGAACCGTCTATCAATTCCCTCACGATAATCCAGCTTTTTTCATTATGCAAAGTTGTTTCAAACAGATGCATCGTGATGTCCGGGTCGTGTTTGTCTGGTCCATTGCCCAAATAAGGAGCTTCGGCGATGACATTTTCTATGTCCAGCAGCATCCTGTTTTTCTCCACAATCCATTTGTGAGGCTGGTTGAGCCATTCTTTTATATTGGTACCACTGACACGGATGTCCTTTCCGAACTGCTCGTTCTTCAAAACTTTGTCTTTCAGGAACTGTGCTTTTTCCCTTATCTCAGTCCGAAGTTTCTTTAGTTCATCTTTTCGCCTGGTCATTTCCCGTATCACCTTGCAGGCTGCGCACAATTCATTATCGGGCATTTTGGCCAGTTTGAGCGTGCCCGGTCTGTCGGGGCAGTCCTTGCACCTGCTGATGGTATAGGGA